GTCGCATTGCGTGGTTTCGCCGAAAGGATGCTCCGGTCCCCAGTGGCCGGAATGCTCCGTGCAGCACCAGCGGTCGCACGAATCGCACACGCGCACCGCCTCCTCTTCGCATTCGGGGTGATAGCAGGGACGTTCCATGTTACGCAGCCTCCTTTTGCCGTTTCGCATCGCAGGAGTAGCAGCGATACATCGCAAACCTATCGGCCTGTTCATGCACCAAGATGTGCTCGCGGCAGAAGATTTGATTGCAATCCGTGCAGTCAAACGCGCAGCCGTCGCACAGTGTGTCGCGGTGGCAGGCATTGATGGCGCAGGCCAGCTCCTCGCCCGGTTCGATCAGGTTCGTGCAGCGATGTCCTTCGCATTCGTTGCGGTCGTCGATCGGCTCAAAGCCGTGCGGCGATGGATAAGTAACGCCCCAGCCCATAAAAACCTCCCCTTCAAAGTCGTGTTTTGAGAGCGCTGGCTCTCACGTTTCATTATCCACTTGAGGGGGTTAAGTTGACAATTGCCCCTTGTAAGTACAGGGGTACTTGACCCGGTTATGTGGTAGGATTGGCTCGGGAAATGGCGGACGAGATACCCGAAGACGTGCGCGAAGTCTTTCGCGAGTACGGGCGTCAGGGTGGAAAGATCGGCGGCCGTGTGCGGGCTAAGAAACTCAGCGCAGCCAAGCGCAAGCGAATCGCGCAGGAAGGTGGCCGCGCCTCGGCCGCGGCGCGGGCGAAGAAGAAGCTCGAAGAGGAGGGTGGAACGGCCGATAAGTAAAGCAGGATGCTGATTCGGTCGTTGAGAGTTGCCGGCGCTGTGCTTGCGTGTTCGGTCGCGGCTGTATGCGCGGAACATGGGCCGTTGCCCACTGCCCTTGTTTCTGCCAAGCGGGTGTACCTACAGAACGCGGGTGGAGATATGGGAGTTTTTGATCACCTGTACGAGAAGGTGAAGCACTGGGGCCGCTGGCAGGTTGTCGCAAATCGCGAAGACGCGGACCTCATGCTCCTCACCACGGATACCAATCAAGTGGTGGGCGCGATCGCCTCGGCATCAGGCGGTCCCTATTCGGCAACAGCGACGGCTGTGCCAATCATGAGCATGCCTCGGTTTCTGATCGTTGTCGACGCCCACACGAGTGAAGAGCTGCTTCGGGTTTCGTGCGAGAGAAGGCTCTCGGCGGGATACACGGCAGGCGTGCTTGTGAATCGAGTCAGGAAGCGGATCGAAGCCAAGTAGCAGGCTTACAAGCAGCGCACGAAAACCTAGTGCGTTCCCGCCCGGTTTGTAACATCCCGCACGCTCCAGCAGTCCTTGTTAGTCGGAATGCTTACTCCCGAACAACTGCGTTCGATCAAAAAGGCGTTGGCCCTGATCGAAGGTGCTCGTTCCGAGCTGCGCTCGCTCAACCTCGCGAATACGGGGCTCGATCTCGAAGCGGCCAACAGCCTCGTGACGGCGCACGTCAAGCTGCAAATGATCCTGCGGACTCACACTGAGGCGCAGCAGAAAACGGCCGGCCGGCCGCTTAAAGCCCCGCTCCGAGCCGCGCAGCAGGGCGCCTAATCGTCTTCGGGGTCTTCCTCGTCCTCTGCTTCGTCATCGTCCTCGGGCTCGTCGACTTCATCGAGATCCTCGGGGCGGGGAGCGCGGGCCAAGCGGCGCGCATGGCGAGGGTGTGCCATGCGGCTATTCTACGATTGGGTGGATCGCAATTATAAGTGCCGGAACCTTCGGCTCGTGGTGGCGTACTGGGTTTCGGTTTTGGGCTCCTGTGGGATGTGCCTCGGGGTGCATTCGTTCTGGGTGAAGTTACTGCTCTGTTTTTTGTGGGGAGCGGCCGTGGCGTGGTGGATGCCTCGGACCCTCTACTTCATCACTAAGCAGCGAGCAAGGCCGCTCGCACGCTCGACGGATGCCACTGCGCTCCGGTAGGCGTCTTGATCCCCAATTCGTTCATGGCCGCGGCGATCTCGCGGAGGGATTTGCCCTCGTCTTTGTGCTTCTGCAGCAGCAAAGCGAGATGCGGCGGCGTCTTGTTCGGTTGCTTGGCGCGGGCGCGGGCGGCGTAGGCCAGCTTCAGGGCCTCGGACCAGTTGGGATTGCCGATCTTCACTCCGCGGGCTTTGGCGGCCGCCAGTGCGTCCTTGGTCCGGGTCGAAATCATCACCCGCTCGTGCTCGGCCAGGGCTGCCATGATGTGCAGGGTGAGGCGGTTCGCCTGGGGCATGTCGCAGGCGACGAAATCGGAAGCCGACTCCATGAGGTTCGCGATAAACGCGACGTTTCGCGCCAGGCGGTCGAGTTTCGCGATGATGAGGGTGGCTTGCCGCTTCCGGCAGGCGGCGATCGCGGCCGCGAGCTGTGGCCGGTTCGTATGCTTCTTGCCGGATTCGACCTCGGTAAACTCTTCGAGCAGCTCGCCCTTGGTGGAAACGAGGTAGCGGCGGACGGCGGCGCGCTGGGCTTCGAGCCCCAAGCCGGATTCACCTTGCTTCTGAGTGCTCACCCGGTAGTAGGCGATGAACCCCGAGCTGTGTTGCGGAGCCGTTTTTCGTGTTCTGGCCACGGCCATTAGCATCAACCGCCCGGTTGATCTTAGAACAGTGCTTGGAGTCCTAAGTACTTGAAACCGCGAACCGCAGTTTCAGGCCGCTTTTTTGTGACCGGCGGTTTCGCAGGCTACAAACTCCACCAGCTTTACTCGAGGAACGCGCCAGAGTTTCGCCCCCAGTCGGAAGCCAGGAATGAGGCCAGCCTTCAAATACCGCTGTGCGGTGCGGGGGGAGACGCCGAGCACGCGGGCCACATCTTTGGCGCAAAGTAGCGGCTCGTCCGTGTCGGATATGCTTATGCCTGTGACGGCGGTGGTGCGGCCCCGTTGAAGTGCGCAAAGCAGATCCATCTCTACTTAGTCGCCAATTCCGCGCCGCCCGATCACTCAGATTAGTCCGAAGACTCCACACGCCGCGAACGGCCGCGGCGCCCACACGCATGCCTTTGCGCGTCCTTACGCGTATTTACGCGACAGAAACGCGCCAGGCGCTGGCTGCCAGGCCACTATGGTGTGTGGACGTGCGCCCCGGCGAGGCGCCCTAAACTATCGCCCTACAAGCGTTTGAGACGCTTGCATTGCCCGCCACACCAGGGCTTTTGAGCCCCTTACTCGTTTTTCTCTTGAAGCTGATGCCTGCGATCGCGCGTAACCAGCGCACTGACTCGATCCCTACCTACCGGGCCAACGGCAAGCGCCTCTCCGACTCGTCGCTCGAACGCGCCGAGCGGCTTTTGGCGTTGAAGCTGGTGGTGGCGCGCCGGGACCGGCACGGGCGGATCCGCAACATCCAGTTCAAGTGGGAGAACGGGCATCTCGACATGCTCCGCAAGGCGGCGCCGGTCGGCACCCGCTACAGCTACGAGCAGCCGCTGGAGAACGGAGACGGGTATGTGTGGGCGCATCGCGAGTTGCAGGGCATGGCTCCGAGCGATTTCGCACAAGTGCCGCTGAGCTGCATGGGAAGGGCGAAGCTCGAAGGTGTGCGCCTGGCGCCGGTCATCAACATCGCCGATTACCGCCGGAGACAGACCACTCAGGTGAGTGGCGAGAGACTGGCTGCATGATCCTGCTTTGCGTGCATTACCTCACGTGCCAGGTGCGGGGCCAGGTCGGCCGGTATTGGTGCGCCGAGTATTACGGCTTCCGGATCGATATGGGGCTGAACTGATGGCCGAGCATAAACGTTTCCGCCGCGACCGGTTCACAGAGCCGCAGATGCCGGCCTTTGAATGGAAGCGCGGGGAATGCCTGGCGCTGGCGAGGCAGGGCTGTACGATGTGTTTCGGACTAGGGCAAGCGGTCCAATCGCGCGCGGGGCAAAACGAAGTTTGCAAATGCGTGCTCCGCGCGATTTTTCGCGCCTGCTTCGCCCGCTTCCGGCAGTGCGCTTCGAAAGGGAAGTACCTGAGCCGCGTTTCGATGGAGTCGAATCCAGGCCGGCAGCGTAAATCCGGCTGGGGCTACCGCAACGAAGAGTACATGGCCGATTTCATCCTGGTCGCCAGGCGCACCTTGTCCGAGGCGAGCTGGCGCATTTTCAAGTACCACTTCCTGCTCGGCGCCGATTGGAAGCTGTGCTGCCGGAAGCTGCAGATCGAGCGCGGCAACTTCTTCCATGAGGTCTACCGGATCGAGGAAGCGTTGGGCCGCGCATTTCGCGAGACGCAGCCGTATGGGTTATTTCCGGTGGACGAGTATTTCGGTGGAGTAAGCCGGCCGTGCCAGGCCATGAGGCAGCGAAGCTACAGGCCTTCCGCTCCGGCGCAACAACCAGAATCGGCTTCAGAAGCCTGTAGCGTAGCGCCTCCGCTTCAGCGCCTGAGCGCAGCTTGATCGAAATCTGGCAGCGGCGCAAGCGCTTCAAGAAGGGCTATTACGCCGATGCCTATCCGCAGGAAAACACGCTCTGGCATCTCTATCGCAATGGCGTTTCGCGTTGCGGGCGAAAGTCGATTGGCGAGGTGATCGGGGAAAGCGCGGAGACGCCCGAAGACGCGGTTTGCTACCTCTGCCGGCGGCAGCAGCAAATCTGGCTGCCGCGCAAGCAGGGCCTAGCCGCCTAGCTCCGTGTCGGTTTGAGCCATGGCGAGCGGCTTCAACGGCCGCGAGTCGATTGGGCAGTTGTTCGACTCCTTGCGTTTCTGGAGCACAGCGCTTAGAAACGTCTCGACTCTTCCACAACGGGAGCAGTACCAGAGTTCCACGGCCGGCGCCTGGGGCGTTTGTTGGTTAGCAGTCGGATCGTCCATCTTTTGTTTGAGTCTTCGGCTCGCTGAAAAAGCGCGGCCTCATCTATGTTTGAGCATATCCGGCATCCGCAGCAACGCGCGTTCTTAGCCGCTTACTCGGAATGCGGCATTGTGAAGCGGGCGGCGAAGATTGCCGGCATCTCCCGCGAGCTGCATTACGACTGGAAGGTAAAAGACCCCGACTACGCGGAAGCCTTCGCCTGGGCGGTCGAACTCGCGGGCGATGCGCTGGAGGATGAAGCCGTGCGGCGGGCCCAATTGGGCGTGAAGGAGTATCTGCTTTACCAGGGCCAGATCGTCACGGTGCCCACCGGCAAATACGACGCCGAGGGCAACCCGATCCGCAAGCCGCTCATGAAGCGGCGCTACTCGGACGGCCTGCTTGCGCAGTTGCTCGGCGGCGCGAAACCCGAGAAGTACCGCACCAAGACGGTCGAGCACACGGGCGTTGTGAAGCATAAACACGAGGTCGATCTCTCCGGCCTCGACGATTCGGAACTGGACGCTCTTGACCGACTCCTTAGTAAAACTCGCATCGAAAATCACGCCAGACGCGATCGAAGCGGAACGCCAGAGACGGAAGCGGAACAAACTCGCGAGCCTATTTCCGAATAGCGGGCCGCTGCGCCGGGAGCTGTATGTCAAGCATCTCGAGTTCTTCCGCGCGGGCAACCAGTATCGCGAGCGGGCGTTCATCGCCGGCAACCGCGTGGGCAAAACGTTCACCGGCTGCTACGAGGACGTGCTGCATCTGACTGGGCGGTACCCGGATTGGTGGGAAGGGCGGCGCTTCAACTGCCCGGTGGATGGATGGGTTGCAGGAGACACAAACCTCACCTGCCGAGACATTTTGCAGCTTACTCTGCTCGGCAAGTGGGACGACTTTGGAACGGGGCTTATCCCGCACGACGCACTCCTCGACTGGACGCGCAAGGCCGGAATTGCGGATGCGGTGGACTCGGTTTATGTGCGACATGCCTCTGGCGGCATTTCCGTGTTGGGCTTCAAATCCTATCGGGAGGGCCGCGCCAACTTTCAAGGGACGAGTAAGCATTTCGTCCACTTCGACGAGGAGCCAAGCGTGGAAGTGTGGCGCGAGGCGCTGATGCGGACCATGATCGTGCCGGGCGACGAGCGCGGCGGGCTCGCGTATCTGACGTTCACGCCGCTCCAGGGATGGAGCGAAGTGGTTGACTCGTTCCTGGGCGACGCGCAAACTGTTCAATGAAGCAACTAGCTTCATTGGGAGAATCACACGATGGCAACTACCAAGAAGTCGCCTGCCAAGAAATCTACGGGCGGCGCCCGCGCGGGCGCTGGCCACAGCACCAAGCGGCCGAGTGCAAGCACGGGCCGCGGCTCGACTGCTAAAAAGAAAAAGTAAGTCCCTCCTGCTGACTTACAGACCGATTCCGTTCAACCCACAGGGCGCCCGCCGCGGCGCCCTTTCGCTCAAAACTCACATCGAAACAACGCGGCGCTCTGCCGTTGAGTGACTTCGCATTACCGGGCCGGCACTTTCCGATCGAAGATCGGACCCACGCCGAAGAAGCTCTTTCAGGCGCCACACGCGCCTATCACGCCGGAAACATTTCATTGAGCGAGCTGGGCGCCATCCGGCGCAAGGCGATAGCGAAGCTCGCAAAGAAGGGCAAGTAAGTGGGCAAACGAAACCTGGACGGCTTTCGCTGGTATCAGTGCACCAAGCAAGTCCATGCGGTAAAGATTCACGCGATCGAAGTCGTTGGCGATGATTGCGAAATCACGATCATTCCCCGAGGGTGACGCGCCTGAGTTTCAGGTGTGGTCCGAGTGGTACAAGAAGCACCAACCGCACGCCGGCGGCTATTTCGTCGTTTACGAAGACGGTTACGAATCGTTCTCGCCTGCGAAGGCGTTCGAGGAAGGGTACTTCGAAATCTGATGCGGAAACAGACACCAGGGCGCAAGCGATTTGCGGAGCAGCAGGAAGCGGCCGAGCGGCCGCGGCTGTGCCGTGATCTCGAAGGGTACGTGTGGACCGGCCGCGGATTTATCAGCGGCCCGAACTACGACAAGCTGCGCAACGACAATCCGCAGCAACACTTTCCGAAGCGGGAAGACTTACCCCTGCTCAACGAGTAGCTTTGAAGTACACCGTCACCGCTGGCTGGTCGCACGCTCCACACCTCACGCCGGAAGCGATCGCGGAAATGTCCGCGAGCTATCCGCCGCATGAGCTGGAAGCGCGGAAGAACGGCACGCCCACGCTCGGCGCCGGGAAGATTTACGAGATCCCGGAGGAAACGTTTGTCATGGATCCGTTTCCGATTCCGGACCACTGGTATCAGTCTTACGGGCTCGACGTCGGCTGGAACCGTACCGCGGCGATCTGGGTAGCAGAGGATCGAGATGCGGATGTAGCGTACTTCCACTCCGAGCACTATGCGGCGGAAGAACTGCCGGCGATTCATGCGGCGGCGATCAAAGGCCGCGGCGCCTGGATTCCGGGAGTCATCGACCCCGCGGCGCGCGGGCGATCGCAGATAGACGGCGAAAAGCTCATCGAATTATACCAGGCCGCGGGCCTGGATCTCGAAGCGGCCGATAACTCGGTCGAGGCGGGCATTTACGAGATCCGCCAGCGCTTGCTGGGCGGCCGGCTAAAGGTGTTTCGCAACTGCGCCAACTGGCTCGCCGAGTACAAGCTCTATCGACGGGATGAAAAGGGCAAGGTCGTCAAAAAGAAAGATCACGCGCAGGACGCCGGCCGCTACGCGATTATGAGCGGGCTCGAACGCGGCAAGCAGGCGGCACCGCGGCGCCACTCACTGCTGGGCAGGGGTGGAAGGGTTTTCACCGGGTAATTGGTACGGCCGGTAGAGCGGATTCCCTTCGTTCATCCGGTTCAAGAGCGCGAACACGAGGCGACCCTGCTGCTTCTCTCCGTCTCGCGCAAGCGATCCGGCAGCAACGCCCAAGAAGAACATCAACTGCTGGAAGTCATCACGCGAAAGCGTGAGCTGCACGTTGCCATCGTCCAAGTCCCGATACATACCCACATGCACAACGTAGCAGTCCAGCCGGACCCGCGGCCAATCGCCGAGTGCCCGAAGTGTAAAAACCGCGAAGGCATCCGCGACGGCGGGCCGTCGCTTTCCGGCCACCGCGCTTACGACATTTACAGCGACACCTATGGCCTGCTGCGCTGCCCGCGCTGCCGCTTCAAAGGGCTCTACGCCGATTTCCACCAGCCGAAACAAGGCACGAAATGACAAGTTCTAAACCAGAGGAGCGAAGCTCCTCCGCTTCAGCGCGTCGCGATACCGAGGCATTCCTCAAAACCATGCGCGGCCGCTTCCGGCTCGCGCAGGAAGCGCTCACCGACATCCACAAGGAAGCCAAGAAGGATTGGGAATTCCGGCTCGGGCAGCAGTGGGAACAAAAGATCGAAGCAGAGCGCACGCGGGACGGGCGCCCCTGCTACACCATCAACCGCATTCCGCAGTTTCTGCGCCAGGTCACCGGCGAGCAAAAGAAGCAGCGGCCAGCGATCCAGGTTTCCCCGATCGGCGATGGCGCGGACGTCGAGACGGCCGAAATCATCCAGGGGGTTGCCCGGCACATCGAGCGCACGAGCAACGCGGAAGAGGCCTATGACACCGCCTTCGAGGCGATGGCCACCGGCGGCTTCGGGTTCCTGCGCATTGTCACCGACTATGTAGACGGCGACTCGTTCGACCAGGAAATCAAGATCGTGCGCGACCCCAACCCGTTCGCGCATTACCCCGATCCGCGTTGTAAGGAACTCGACTACTCGGACGCAAAATTCTGGTTCGTCGAAGACTGGTTAAGCCGCGAGGACTTTCAGGACGAGTATCCCGAGAGCGCTCTGCAGGGCCTCGGCGATTTTCAGGGCATCGCGGCCGCGGCGCCCGAGTGGATCGAGCGCGATGCGATCCGCGTGGCGGAGTACTTCTGGGTCGAAGAGAAGAAAGTCGCGGTCAAGAAGGGCAAAGCCAGCCGCACCAAAACCGTGCGGACGGTGCATTGGTGCAAAACCAACGGCCTCGAGATTCTGGAGGAGGCGGACGTTCCGGGCGAATACATTCCGATCGTGCCGTGCCTGGGCGAGGAAGTGCGGCTCGATGGCAAGCGGCATCTGATCGGCCTGGTGCGGTACGCGCGTTCTCCGCAGCAGCTCTATAACATCTGGCAATCGGCGATGGCCGAGACGATCGCCCTTGCTCCGAAAGCGCCGTTTCAGGCCACCCCCACACAGATCGAAGGGTTCGAGGATCTGTACGAGCAGGCGAACACGAGCAACCTGCCGTATCTGCCGTACAACCCCGATCCGAAAGCGGACGGCAAGCCCTCGCGCAATTTCGGCGAGCCGCCGATCCAGGCGATCACGCAGGCCATCGCGCACGCGGACAACGATCTCAAAACCACCACCGGGCTGTACGATGCTTCGCTCGGCGCGCCTGGCCCCGAGCAGTCCGGCAAAGCGATTCTGCTTCGCCAGCAGCAGGGCAGCGCGGCCACCTTCGGCTTCGTGGATTCGATGAAGCGCACCATCAAGCACGCGGGGCGCATCGTGCTCGGCTGGATTCCGGTCTACTACGACGCGCCGCGCGTGGTGCGGATTGTGAATCCGGATGGCAGCTCCGACACGGTAAAGATCAACCAGCCGTTCACCGATGACGCGGGCCTCAAGAAAGTTTTCGATCTGACGGTGGGCCGCTACGACGTCTCCATCTCGACCGGGCCTAGTTTCGATGCGGCGCGCGAGGAAGCCGCCAGCAGCATGCTCCAGCTTGTCCAGGCGCAGCCGGCGCTCATGCAGGTCATCGGCGACTTACTCGTGAAGAATTTCGACTGGCCGATGGCGGAAGAGATTTCCGAGCGGCTCAAGAAGTTACTCCCGCCGCAGTTGCAGGATCAGGACGCGAACGCTCTGCCGCAGGCGCAAGCGAAACTCGCCCAAGCGCAGCAGATGATCCAGCAGCTTTCGCAGACGGTTCACAAGCTCGTCGATCAGAAGCAAGCCAAATTGCCCGAACTCGCGAGCCGGGAGCGCATAGCGTTGATTCAGGCCAAAGCCGGGATCATCGAAGCGGCACTGAAGGCGCAATCGCAAGAGGCGATTGTGGCCTTCCAAGCGGACCTCGAACAGATCGACCGGCAATTAGCGCTGCTGCCCGATCCCGGCATGGAGACGCAGAACGGTGACGGCGCCGGTGCGCCACAACCGGCGACGCCGCAGGTACAGCCGCAGCAACCATTAGCGGCTTAAAAGCGGCGAGGGCTGCGGTTCTTTGCCCGCGAGTGCTTGGGTCCACTGGAACGCTTTGATGATGGTTTCATCGGCCGGTTGGATCTTCTCCCAGCCTTCGGCCTCAGATTGCATCTGGCAGAGCCAGAGCGAGCC